AAAGCCATTGGAAGTTTCTTTTGTTTTTTTGTTAGCATAGCTTCTCCTTAGTTAGCAAATTTACCACCTGACCATTTAGCATCAGGTAGTCCATTTGTATATGATTTGCCATCAAATGTTAATACTTGTTTTCTATTAGAACCCTCTTTATAGGAACAATGAACCCAGCCACTATTAGGCTCTCCATCTTTCCAAAATTCTAAAATACATTGGTCAAAATTTACATTGTTAGTCAGCCATAAAGCTACCTGTAAATTAGAGACTCCAGCGATTTCAAAATCAACTGCTTCTCCTTTTGTATGCTGTGATGTTGCTTTACTACCTATTGCTTCGCATAGTTCAGGGCTTCTATAACCTGAGGTAATAATAATTGGCTTATCAAACTTTGCTCGTACAGGCTCTAATACTTCATAGCAAAGATCAGTTAAGTTTTTTATTTCTCCTGAACCAGCTTTATTAGTTATGCCTTTTCTTGTGGCAGTTTGTGATTTTTCAAATTCTTCTAATGTAAAATGTTTTGATAGTTGCATAATAACTCCTAGTTTATAAGAGCATCAATTTCATCATCATCAAGACCTAAGTCTTTTAACTTTTGTCGTCCTGATTCCTTTTTAGCTTTTTTAGTTTCTTGTTCTTCAATTCTATTTTGTGTATCAATTAATGCTTGTTCTTCTTCTTTATCTCTTACTTTTTCTTCTGCTTTTGTAAATTTTGTTTTTACACCATTAACCATTTTATATCTACTTGCCATAAATTACTCCTAACTATTTGCTACACCAAAAATTGAAAATTGTCCTTCTGCTATATTACCACTTTGGAATTGTATTTTAATATTATTAACTGCTGAAGAACTACCATCATTTGTTCCTATACCTAAAACTCTTTGTATATGTCCGTTTGTCTTAAAAAAGTAAGAATTGAAAGCTAAAATTTTGTGTCTTGTTGTTTGTGACGGGTTAAATAAAGTTAATTCAGCATTAAAACCCTCATCAGTGTCATATCCAGCAGTATTTGCTGTTATTTCTATTTTTGATGCTGTGCCAGTATGTGCGTGAACTTCGTTTCCATCAGAGTCTCTACCAGTTGATGAAAACATATAGTTGCTACTTTCATAACTTGAACCATTATCAAATGAATAATAAACTTCAACGTGGTTATTGTCTGATGAACCTCGCATTCCTGAAATAAAGATTTTATATGCGTTGTAAGTGCTGTTTAAAATTGATGAATTAAAACTTACATTTGATGAACTAGATGCAACAGTAGTGTTCAAATGTACTAGTCCACCACCTGAAATATCAGCAAATTCTAATTGACCTGTTGCAGTAGCACCACTCCCTGTTATACTTTTTACTTTTAAGAATTTACCAGCAGTAACATTATTATCCATCAATTTTAATTTATAGCTTTGACCAGCCGAATGGTCAGGGCTGATAAGCTGGATAGCGTGGGAGTTGCTAGAGCAGTTTAAGGCTATGCTTCCAGAATCTGAACCACTACCTTTTACAGTTACACCAGCACTTGAGCCATCAGTAATAAAATCTGTTTTGCTTTTTGTAACTGCATCATCTTGTATTTTTGCAGTTTGTACTGCATCTGTTGCTAGTTTATCTGCATTGACGGCAGTGTTCTGTATTTTAGCAGTTGAAACAGTATTGTCACTTGGTGTTCCTACTGAAAGCACATCACCTAATACTAAAATAAAATTTATGACATCACCTGTACTTAAACCTGACGCAAAGGTAATCGTAGAACCTGAAACTGAAAATGAAGTTCCCGGATTTTGAATCAAACCATTAAGCGAAACTATAAATTGATTAACATTATCGTAGTTTGTAAAATTTGAACTGCCACTTTGCATAGTGTAAGCCGCTTGACCATTAACTACACTTATAGCATCTAGTTTTACAAAGTTTCCGAAAGCTGGTTGTTTTCCTATATATCTAGTCATAATTAAAATTGAAGTGCCACGCCTGTTATTCTTGCTTCTTTACTTCCACTTGCCTGATTTGCAAACTCTATCTTATATTTTAATTGTGTTCCAGCAGTAACTGATACATCTGAAACTGATGCAACTTTTGTTGTACTATCTAAGTCGCCATTATCCACTAAAGTTGCTGTTGTGTAATTTGAGCCGTTGTCGGCAGATAGTTTTAGTACAATATCAGAATTAAGAGCATTAGTTCCAGCTTGGTTTTTGTAACTTATAACTGCACCCATTTTTGAAGTTGATGATGCTGTAATGGCTACTCCCTCAAATGAACCTGTCGCATTAACTGCATCAGTATAAGCCCTTGTTCCCCAATACCATTGTCTTTGCCAAGTTTGTTGGCTTGTTGTCAAAGATGATGCTGGTGTAATTCTAATTGCCCTTGATGCTTTTGTTGGTGTCCAAGTAATTTCAGTAGTATTATCGCTTTCATGTGTCCAAGTAAATGCGTGTTCATCTGTCCAATTTACATTGTCATCACTAATCTGCATTAACCAAGCATCAGTTCCACCATATTGCACAGTGTTATTTTGGTGATCCCATCTAAACCCTGAGAATGCTTTTTTTGTAGCACCGCTTCCTAAATCAAAAGCCATGTAATGCGTATTTTTAGTAGCTGTGTTTCCAGCCGCATGAAGATATGCGCTTCCAGAGTCAGGTATATTACTTGCTTGTACAGAGCCATCAAACATTTTAGTTAATGTTCCACTACCACTATATAAACCTAATCCACTTTGAATCGTGTCAGTAAAAGTATAAACACTTTGTCTATCTGTTGCTGTTTCAAAAGTGTTTGACCCTGTTAGTGAAAAAACTGCTGAAGATACAAATTCATTAGTATTTCTTACAGCATTAGTTAAGTTAGTTACTCCTGTTGAGTCTTGAAAAACATCGTAAGATGAAGATGTACTATTTTGTTTTGCTAAGTTTTGGTTTGCAAAAACTCTTAAACCTAATCTTGCTACATCTACTTTTACATTTGGGTCTGCGCCTACTCCACTTGGTAATTCTGTAACACTTGTTAATGAGTTGTTATTTAATTTAATAATTGCCATATTATTTCCAACCTAAATGAACTGCGTTTATTATTGTTTGCTTTGATGCACCCTGATTATGAGTTGTTATTTTGTACACCATAGAAGTGCCGCTTGGTTGAGAAGATATATCAACATCATGTGCTACTAAAATTTTTGTATCCGTTGCGTAAGTACCCTCATCAACTAAAGTTACCTGAGTAAAATTAGAACCATTATCTCTTGAAATAAAACCTTTGATGTCCGTGTTTATTGTTGCAGTTCCAGATTGATTTCTCATTAAAATAATTAGATCAGAAGTTGTTGGTGTTGCATTAGCAGTTATTGCATTTGATATTAAAGATAAATCTGTAAATACTAAAGTTTTTTCCCAAAATTGAAGTTCTGTGCAAACATGAACTGCACTTGAATTGTGTGGAGTGTAACCAGCAACCCAATGATATTGATAAGCATTTACAGGAAAAGTTTGTTCAGATTCTTTATAAGTATCCTGCGCTCTTGGAGAAGTTATTGTTTCATCATTTCCAATTTGAACAGCAGTAGAAAAATCGTTACTATTACTTCCCATTAATTTTAAAGTCATTGTTGAGTTGCTTCCACTAGATTGAAAACTATCGTTATTAGAACCATACCATCTAAACTTAGTAACCATTTTTGTAGTTCCCCAGCTTTTTCCAATGTAACTAGGGTCAGCATTATTACCTGAACTAGTATAACCAGCAGAGTTTTGATAAGTGTTAGATGTACTTCCATCAAAAGCTGAACTAAGACCTGAAAAAGATGTCATATTACCAATAGCTGTTCCTGTGCCTTGTGCTATTTGACTTTCACTTCCTGTTGAGGAAATAGTAGCCGCAACTTGACCAGTAGAAAAATCTTCATTGTTTGACGAACTTGCATTTATATTTGAGTTGTCTTGAAACTCATCTGCAATATTATCTTGCAATTCATATTTTGTTAAACTTCCGTTTGTTTGTGTTTTGAATGCTAGTAATGCAAGATTAGTTTGAATTTGGTTATCATCAAAAGTTGATGCGTGTTGTGTTACAGAACTTGCACTTATTCTCGCGTCTGCGAACGTTCCGCTTCCAATACGACTTGCGTCCATAACTCCTGATGTAATTTTAGATGCTGGTAGATCAGGAACATCACTTGCAGAAATTGGAACATCTGCTGGTTTATTACCAATATAATTTGTCATTACGATACCTGTGTTAATAATTGCAACGCAACTGTAAGATTACCTGAAGAATTGTCTGATTGTGCTTGTATTTTATCAGACGTATTTAAAACGATCTTAGGTATTTCTAATGACGAGCCACTTGGTAAAGGAACTGTATTCAAAATCGTGAAAGCAGTTGATGAACCATTATCAAATTTTTTAAGAGTTACGTTTACAGACGTTCCCCCTGTATTACATAATGTTCCAGCAATTACCAAAGATTTAGAACTAGCAGTTACTATATCAGTTAAGCTGTTATTAGAGATTGCTACTGTTGCATCATCAAAATTGTTTGCCATATTTTAACTTCCTAAAGCTACCGCAAATGGAATAGCATTTGGGTCAGCTTCTGTTATTGTTCCTGTTACAGACATATTACTTGTTATTGCGTTTGATGAAATGTCTATTTCAAATAACTCTACGTTATCTGTTCCGTCATTAAGCTTTACCTTTAGCTTTCCTGACGTTCCTGAATCCACCCATAACGTGCCTTGTGCAACTGATGATGGTGCAGATGTTCCTAAATTGCTTGTGTTTATTGCAGATAAAATATTATTTAGTTCTGTTCTAAAAGAAGCAAAACCCTGATTGTCTAAAGTATAATCTGAAACTTGTGCCATATATTATAATCCTTTTTTAACTTGTAGATTTAAGTCCGTGTCCTATTGCTTGAAAATCAAAAGTTCGGCTTATACCTGTATTACTACTATTAAAGAACTGAATTGTAAAGCCCGTTTTTGATTTTGAAGATATTGTGAAAAAATCACCAACTTGCATACCCTGAGCAGAAATTCCTATTGATGGAGTTGCAAAAAAAGCATTTGTAAAAGTTATAGCTGAACCTGAAGCTGAAGAAACTAAATCTTCTCCTGTTTCAGTTCTTTTTTCAAAATTAACAGTAAATTTAAGATCATGTACTTTTGCTCTAACTTTAGAATCTTCACAAGTTATTCTACATCTAAATTTAAAAAATCTACCTTTAATTGTGCTTTGTTGTGCGATCTTTCTAAAAGTTGTAATGTTTGCTAAATCTGTATTATCTGAACCAACCTGTATTTCTGCACCACATTGTATTTCAGGGCTTCCATCAAAAGGTGCTTTTGCATCTTCAAATAAAGTTGCACCTCTACCTGAATCAAACAAATCATATTCATCTTCAGATGACATTCCTAGAATAGCACCGACACTTACATCATAAATTGCGTCAAACGATAAAGTGTTTGCAAAATCATAAGTTCCTGATGCTCTAATGTTGCCCTCAAAGTTTGTAGGATTAGAATTTTGGTCAGTTCCGCCCAAATCAAATAAACCCTCAGGGCTATCTATATTTCCAACTAAACTATCAACATTTGTAATTGTGTCTAAAATAAGAACAAGTCTATTTGCATTATCTTTTGATAAAGCTACTCCTGTTCCTCGTGTTCCTAAAAAATTTGCCATTATTCACTAAAAGTTTGTGTTGTTACAAAATTTTGAAGTCCTGATATGTTAGTTGATACAATACTAGCATTTGCAGAACTATTACCTAATTTATCTACTGCCTTAATACAGAAAGACCCAATTTGAGCATTGACCACTAAAGCATTTGATTTTCTTCTTACCACTTTAGCTAGTGGTGTGCTTTCATTCCAAGTTGCACCACTTGTAACATCTTGAAATCTAATCTCATACCAGCTTATATCTAAGTCTGCAACAGGAGTCCAAGATAACTCCATTTGATTTGAACCTACTAAAGATACTGATAAATCTGTTACGTCTGCTGGTGTTTCTGTTGCACCAATAACATTGTGAGTTGCTGAAGTAAATGTAGAACTAACTCCGAATGCATTTATAGCTTTAGCCCTGACTGTATAATTTTCACCATCTACTACGTTTAAAAATTCATGTCTTAATTCTGTTCCACTTGATATTAATTTGAAATTAGACTCATCTGTTTTTTTAGCTTCAACTTGATAATATTGTACAAACGAATCAGGTGATGCACCAATTACAATATTTAATCTTGTCAATACAACTCCATCAGCATATTCAATCATTTCATCAGATAATGTTACACTTGCTGGTGGTTGTATATTAAATGGATTAGGTAAATTAGTTGCTGGTGTGCTTGCAACTTCAGCTTTAGAAGCAAAAGTATAATGTGAATTTTGATGTTCTATTAAATTTAAACCAACTGTAAAATCTTCATTAAATGAAATGCTATTTACTCTAAAAGCTTTTGCAGAAAAACCTATTGATGCGTGTGTTATATTTACAATATCTCCAATAGCTAAATCGTAAGCATCACCACCAGCATTGATGTTTAATTTCAAAGCTTCTCTTGATCTTCTTAAAATAATCTCTGCCATTTCTTCTGCTTGATATGGGCTTGTTATTGTTTGAAAATCAAATCTACCCTCTAATAAAAAACCAC